GAGGATATGTGGTTGGCTAAGTTAGAGGAATACTACAAATTATAGTCTTGCGCCAGATAAATAACTTTATAAAAGTTTAGGAGTAATTAGATGGCAGTAGTGCAGATCTCGAAAATTCAAGTACGCAGAGGCCGCAAAGACGGTGAAGCTGGTGTACCACAACTATCAAGCGGTGAATTAGCGTGGGCAGTAGACACACAAGAGCTTTATATCGGTAATGGCAGTGTACAAGAAGGTGCTCCTGCTGTAGGAAACAGTAAAGTACTTACAGAACACGATAACTTGCTTAACCTAATTGAAAGCTATAAGTTTGCTAGAAATGATGCTAGTATTACTAAGTCAGTGTTTAGAACACTACAATCAAAACTAGACGATCGTGTTAACGTAAAAGATTTTGGTGCCGTCGGTGATGGCATTGCTGATGACACTGCGGCATTTCAAAATGCTGTTGATGAATTATTTAGAAACTCTGATACTGAATTCCGTAAACAACTTTTTATTCCAACTGGACACTATCTAATTGCTAACGATCTTACCATTCCAAGTTTTGCTTTGTTAGAAGGCGAATCACAGGTAGGCGCAGTTATCATCGTAAATGATTCTAGTATTACTGTTACATCAAGCAACGGTACTGCTCCAGCAAACTGGACATCAATTGATAGACCGCAAAACATTATCATTGACAGATTAACTTTTAAATTTACTACAGGACATTTTAATATTAGTGGACTAAAAGATAGTAAATTTAATAGAGTANCATTTGAAGGAAACTTAACTAACAACACCGACGTAGCCAATGCTTCTGTTACAGATGCTATGGTGTTCATGAGCAACACGAACAACGTAGGTACTGTTCTTTCAGGCCTTGAGTTTACTGACTGTAGATTTGCTAATTCTTATAGAGCATTTAATTTTACACAAACTACTGCGTTGAGTTGTGAGCTTAGTATTAGTNGCAGTGAATTTCATAATCTTTATTATGCTATAGAAGTAAATGGTATTACAGGACAACAGTGTAATTGGTATATTGATCATAATAAATTTGTTGAAGTAGTCGGTAGTGTATTACAAGCAGACTACGGACAAGGATTTAAGTTTCACCAAAACGTAATTACAAACTGCGGAAACGATATTAATCAAAATACCGATCCAGAAAGAAGTATTATTATATTTGGAGAGTATGGAAATAATGTTGTGTATGACAATAGTTTTGATAGACAGAAGATAGCATACTCGGATGTTTTAATTAATGATGAAAGAGTACATTATCCAGAAGTACTTAACGGATCAAAAGTAACAACAACTGACCAAATTAAACAGAACTTATTTGTAAACTTTTCACAAACACCACTTGCTATGTTCTCGGCGCTGAACAGAAAAACAACACTTGATTATATTGTTGACTTTGCTAATGGAAGTTCAAGACAAGGACAGATAGTTATAACAATTGGTGATACTTTACAAAACCCAACTATCACAGATAGATACTCAACAACAAACAATGGAGATTCTAATGTAACATCTCTAACGTTTAGTGTAAGATTAGTAGACAGGAGCGACTCAACAGCAGGAAGTGAAACTATGATATTAGATTACGTTAATCCAGACGCCGGCGTAACTCCAGATACCATTTCTTACTTTGTGGGTTACGGTGTTTGATCTTAGAACAGAAGAAAGATTAAAAGCCTGGAGAGACTTCCGCAACCATATTGAAGTATCTGAAACACCCTTAGAAGATATCGCCTGTTTCTGGGCAAAGGCTCCATACAACTCAAAAGTGTTAGATCCTTATTATGTAGGAAGTTGGCCTGATCCCTGGAAATTGGTAATCAACAACCACTATGATCTTCTTGCTATTACGCTTGGAATGTGTTATACTTTAACTTTAACTGCTCGCTTTAAGNCAACGANATGTGAGCTATATACGTCAGTAGTTTCAGGAGATGAACCAAGATACATGTGTGTAGTTGACAATATGCATGTGCTTAATCTACATCACGGCGCAGTAACAACAAAGGACAAGATGCCCCCAAATGCTATATTGCTTTGGGACAGTATTAACAACCAGAAGTAGTCAAATATTAACTAGAAATATTTAAATACTTCACTGATAGAAAAATTNGAAAGAGGAAAAAATGAACAAAACAAAAGAGATTCTGATCACAAAAAGAGACGGGAGGCAGGAGACACTTGACCTTGACAAAATTCATTTCGTAGTAGAAGAAGCCTGTGATGGACTAACNGGCGTTAGTGCTTCGCAAATTGAAATGAATGCTGACTTACAATTTTACGACGGTATGAGTACCGACGAAATTCAGAATATCTTAATTCGAAGTGCTAATGATTTGATTAGTTTGGAATCACCAAACTATCAATTTGCCGCGGCACGATTGTTGCTGTACGGACTTCACAAGCAAGTTTATGGACACTACGAACATCTTTCTCTTTCAGATATTATCGATCAGAATATCAAACGTGGCGTTTATGATCCAGCTATCCGTGAAAAATATTCAGAAACAGAATTAAAAAAGTTAAACACTTACATCAAGCACGATCGTAATGAAGAGTTTACCTATGCTGGCCTACGTCAAGTTGTTGATAAGTATTTGTGTCAGGACAGAAGTAATGGGGACATGTTCGAAACTCCGCAGTTTATGTACATGATGATTGCGGCGACACTATTTGCTGAATACCCCAAGGAGACACGTTTACAATACGTGAAAAAATATTATGACGCGACCTCACTTTTTAAAGTCAACATACCAACCCCTGTCATGGCTGGAGTGCGTACTCCTATTCGTCAGTTTGCCAGTTGTGTTCTTGTTGATGTGGATGATACTCTGCCTAGTATCTTTAGCAGTAATAGTGCGATCGGTTATTACATTGCTCAAAGGGCAGGAATTGGAATCAATGCGGGACGAGTACGAGCAATTAATTCAAAAATCAGAGGNGGAGAAGTAGCGCACACAGGTGTAATTCCGTTCCTAAAAGTTTACGAAAGCACAGTAAGAAGCTGTACACAGAATGGTGTACGTGGCGGAAGTGCTACTACACATTTCCCATTATGGCATTATGAAATTGAAGACATCCTTGTGCTAAAGAACAACAAAGGAACAGAAGACAACCGTGTACGCAAACTAGACTATTCAATTCAGTTAAACAAAACTATGTATGAAAGGTTGTTATCTGGGGGAGATATTACTCTTTTCTCGCCACATGATGTTCCGGGATTGTACGAAGCATTTTACAGCGACCAAGAAAAGTTTGCTGAGTTGTACGAACAGTATGAACGTAAGACATCAATTCGTAAAAAGAAAATTAACGCACAACAACTATTCACAGCTCTTTTAAAAGAACGTGCTGAAACAGGACGCATTTATATTATGAATGTGGATCACTGTAACACACACAGCTCATTTAAAGATCCTGTGTATATGAGTAATCTCTGTCAAGAAATTACACTGCCTACAAAACCTATTCAACACATTGATGATGAGGATGGAGAAATTGCTCTTTGTATCTTAAGTGCTATCAACGTAGGTGGACTAACACTTAATAAAGAGAGTGCTGAACTTGAAGAACTATGTGATCTAGCCGTTAGAGCACTTGAGGAAATCATTGAGTATCAAGGTTATCCTGTTAAGGCTGCAGAGAAATCTACAAAAGCTCGACGTTCATTNGGAATTGGCTACATAGGTCTAGCACACTTCCTAGCTAAACATCACGTGAAGTACAGCGATAAAGAGGCTTGGAAACTTGTCCACGACCTAACTGAAAGTTTCCAATACTATTTGTTAAAAGCATCAAATAATCTTGCTAAAGAGCGTGGTGCTTGTACAGCATTTGACCGTACTAAATATGCTGACGGCATCCTTCCTATTGACACATATAAAGAAGATGTTGATTCTATCGTAGGAAAGAAATTAAATCATGATTGGTCTGCTCTTAGGAAGGACATTAAGGAATACGGATTACGGCACAGCACATTGTCCGCACAAATGCCTTCGGAGAGCAGTTCCGTTGTGTCTAACGCAACAAACGGAATCGAACCACCTAGAGGATACTTGTCCGTTAAGAAAAGCAAAAAAGGGCCTCTTAAACAGATTGTTCCACAGTTTAGTCAACTAAAGAACTTTTATACGCTGTTATGGGATATGCCTAGTAACGAAGGTTATATCAATGTAGTAGCAGTTATGCAAAAGTTCTTTGATCAAGCAATTAGTGGTAACTGGAGTTATAATCCAACACAATTTGAAAACAACGAAGTACCTATGAGTGTTATGATGAAAGACATGTTAACAACTTACAAGATGGGTTGGAAAACAAGTTACTATCAAAACACATATGACTTTAAAGGTGCTGAAGATGATTTGGAAGATAAAGCAGTTGACAATACTTCGAATGATGTTAAACTTAATGGTATGAATGGCCACGTGAATGGTCACAGCGAAACAACACTAAATGAACAAGATGATGAGCATTGTGATGCTTGCGCCATCTAACTATATGATCAGGAAAGAAGGTAAACGACAAAAATGAGTAAGACAGTATTCAACAGAGAAAAAGTGGATTTTACCAAAGAGTACATGTTCTTTGGAGCGGACCAAAACACACAACGATATGATGTATTCAAGTATCCGGAGTATGACAAACTTAATCAAACTATGCTAAGTTATTTTTGGCGACCAGAAGAAGTTAGTCTACAAAAAGACCGTGGCGACTATGCTGATTTCCGTCCGGAACAAAAGCACATCTTCACTAGTAACCTAAAGTATCAAACATTGCTAGACAGTGTACAAGGACGNGGACCTTGCTTGAGCTTCTTGCCTCATTGTTCTAATCCAGAACTTGAGAGTTGTATTGTGGCGTGGGACTTCTTTGAAACTATTCACAGTCGTTCATATACACATATTGTAAAAAATGTGTATCCTGATCCAGCAGAAGTATTTGATACTATTCTAGACGATGAAAAAATTATCGAACGTGCCGAATCAGTCACAAAAGAATACGATGCGTTTAATGAAATTGCTGATCAATATTTCCATAAAGGTAAAGGCACAATCTATGATGTGAAGAAAGCATTATACAAAGCAATGATGACTGTAAACATCTTAGAGGGCTTGCGTTTCTATGTAAGTTTTGCTTGTACATTTGCTTTTGGTGAACTTAAACTTATGGAAGGTTCAGCTAAGATTATTAGTCTTATTGCTCGTGACGAAGCAACACACCTTAACTTATCAACACACATTCTAAAGCATTGGGCAAAGGGCGATGACGATCCTGACTTTGTTAAGATTGCTAAAGAATGCGAAGAAGAAATGTATGACATGTGGAGACAGTGTGTTGATGAAGAAAAGCGTTGGGCAGACTATCTATTTAAGGATGGATCAATGATTGGTTTGAATACTAATTTGCTTCATGCGTATGTTGAGTTTATTGCTAACAAACGTTTAAAGGCATTGGGTATGAAAACAATTTATGATCGTCCACTAAACACCAACCCACTACCTTGGACACAACACTGGTTGAGCTCTGCGGGATTACAAGTAGCCCCTCAGGAAACTGAAGTTGAGAGCTATCTAATTGGCGGAGTCAAACAGGACATTTCTGAGGATACCTTTAAAGGATTCAAATTATGATAGAAATATATGGCAAGCCGCAATGTCCTTTTTGTGACAAAGCAAAATCACTTTGTGAAACTAGAAAATTTAAGTACGTCTACAAACAGCTAGGAATGGACTTTGATAGAGAACAAATTATGGAAATGTTTCCGACAGCAAGAACATTCCCACAGATTGTTGTTAATGGACAAAACGTCGGCGGATATGATCAATTTACACAGTACCTTGATGACACTGGGTATAACGGAACAGGACACTCACTATAATGCTAATCGAAACACCATACAAATCAGGCGATATTATATCACTAAAAGTTACTAGTGGAGAAGAAGTTCTTGCTAAACTAGTAGAAGAAAAAGACGATGTTATTATCATATCTAAACCATTTGCTCTTGTTCCAGGGCAGGGCGGCGGACTTGGTATGATGCCCTGGGTTCTAAGTGTTAATCCTGACTCTAAGATGTCAATAAATAAGAATACAACAATGCTAATTCACAAATCAGACGAAGGAATTAGTAAACAATATTTAGAGCAAACTACAGGTTTGACTATGATTACAAAGTAAGGGGTACAAGATGGGAACACCATTACAAGGAGCAGGCAGTTGGACCGGCGATTCACCTGGCCAAATGACGATTATCGATTATTCGTCGGATTGGACACTGCTGAACGAAAGATTACAGACTCTTA